GTACGACAACCGCAGCAGCGTGAACATCGGCAACATCGTGAACGAGATCCCCTTCACGGTGCAGCGCCTGATCGTGCAGTACCACTCGGGGGACTACCAGTGAACCCGGGCTACATGCGCACCCCGCTTGAGCTGCTCGGCGCGTCCACCGCGACCGACGAGTACGGTCAGCCCGTGCGCACCGTGAACGCCGCCGGCAGCGGCACGGTGCTCTTCGCCGCGATCAACGACGCGAGCGCAGACGAGAAGATGAACCACCGCCAGATGAATCAGACGGTGACGCACCGCATCCGCATGCGCTGGCACCCCACCGTCAGCCACCGCAGCCAACTGCGCACCGTCAGCGACGAGCAAGGCACCATCTCGCGCACTTGGGAGGTCGTGACGGTCGTGGACTGGCAGGAGCGTCGGCAGTACCTCGACCTCATGTGCCGGGAGATCGTCACCTAATGGGCTACTCGAACGTGCACAAGGCAGTCGCGGTGCAAGGCGTCGAGCAGGTCAACAAGGCCATGCGCGAACTTGGCACTACTGTGCTCAAGCAGCTCACCGAGGAGATCATGACTGAGGCAATGGAGCCTGTGCGCCTGGGCCTGCTCTCGGAGTTCTCCGCACGCGGCGGCAAGTACGACAGCCAGAAGCCGTCGAAGACCGGGCGCTGGAATCGCTGGATGTTCAAGAACTACAAGACAGGCTCGGCGTCCGGCTTCTCGCGTGCGCAGGTGAAGCGCGCGTTCACCATCAAGGGCTTCGGCTTTCACTTCTGGACCGACAAGCGCGGCAACTTCCGTTCGCGCACGAAGGCATGGGCGCCAGGCATCTGGATCATCGACGCCGGCCGGTACTCGGGCCTCGCCACCTACCCCGGCTGGCGCGTCATCCTCAACCTGTACAAGCGCCTCACCGGCGGAATCAATGCGCACATGGCGACCGAACTGCCGCGGCGCATCCTGCTCGAAGCAGCGAAGCGAGGGCTGTCGTGAGCAGCCAAGCGATCGTCGCAGCCGTCCGAGATGCCCTGACGCAATCTGCCAGCGTCACGGCGCTGGTGTCGACGCGCATCTTCACCGCGTTCCGCGACACCTCCACGCTCCCCGCCATCGTGCTCACCACCGGGCAGGATGCCAACGTGTCGCCGACCTTCGGCCGCACAGACTGCCTGCGCAAGTTCACCGTCGAGGTGGACTGCATTGCCTCGACGCTGAAGGTGTCGCGGCAGATCGCTGAGGCCGTGCGAGTCAAGATGCACGGCGCAAGCGGCCAAGCCCGGAGCGTGACGATCTTCGAGATCCGCGAGACCGGGATTACCAGCCAGTACGACGTGGGCAGCGAGGCCACCGAGACCGGCATCCACGTCACGACTGTCACGCTGGAAGCGACGTACCGCTCCAGCTCTGTTTCACCCACGACCATCACCGAGCCCGGTGGTGGCGTTCCTTGATCTAGGAGGATCACACCATGCCAGCCATCACCGCAGCGGTGCCCACGTTCGGCACCACCATCACCTTCAACTCGGCCGCAGTCGCCGAAGTTCTCAGCCTGAACATCGACGGTCTCAAGCTGAACACGATCGACGTGACCACGCTCACCGACCGTCATCGCAAGTTCGTCGCGGGCCTGATCGACAGCGGCACGATCTCGATGGAGGTCAACATCCTCGGCGCGCACAGCGCACTGTGGGATCAGCTGGACAACACCGCCGCGACGACCGCCCCGAGCGCCCAGACGTTCGCGCTCTCGTTCGGCGTGACTGGCGGCATGGTTCACACCGCATCCGGCAGCTGCTTCGTGACCGACTACTCGGTCAAGGCTGGCATGGATTCGGCGCTCACCGCGTCGTTCACCATGAAGATCACCGGCGCCGTCACCCTGAGCTGATCCATGAGCGAGATCAAGGACAAACTGCTGGGCCTGAAGTCGAAGGTGCCATCTGAAACCGTGTCCATCCCCGGCGTCGGTGAGGTCGAAGTGCGTGGCCTCACCGCCGCCAAGCGGGACAGGTGGGAGATGGAGACCTTCAGCAACAAGGGCAACACCGTCCGCAACATCCGAGCCAGCCTGGTGTCGTTGTGTCTGTACCACGACGGCGCCCCGCTGCTCGGACCCGCTGACGTTGACGCCCTCGGAGAACTTCCCGCCGGCCTCGTCGATCACCTGTACGACATCGCGAGCCGCGTCAGCGGCCTGGGCGTCAAGGATCGCGAAGTGCTGGAGGGAAACTCCGACAGCGCCCGCTGAGACAGTTCCTGTTTCGGCTGGCGCTGGCGTTGGGTAGGACGGTGGCAGAACTAGAGGAGACCATGAGCAGCCACGAACTGAGCGAGTGGATGGCCTTCGAGGCGATCGACGGAGCGATCGGAAACCAGCGCGCCGACATGCGCGCCGGGATCATCGCCGCCACGATCGCCAACTGCCACCGCACTGCGAAGTCGAAGCCGTTCAGCCACCTCGACTTCATGCCATACGCGGAGAAGCCCAAGACCTCGCAGGAACAGATGGCCGAGATGCTGGCGAAGGCGTTCGGCGTGAAGCCGAAGTGGAAGGAGTAAGCCGTGGCAAGTTCAAGCATCAAGATCGCGCTAGAGATGACGGGCGTGCAGGCTTACGCCAACGCGACCGAGCGGGCAGCGCAGGCGAACGAGAAGCTTGCCGAGCGGTCGAAGAAGTCGATCGCCGGGATCATGTCCTCCACCCAGCGCATGGTGGACATGGCGACGAAGTCGAAGGAGCAGATGACGCTGGAGAAGCTCTCGGCTAGCGGAGCGTCGCCCGAGCAGATCGCCCAGGTGAAGGCCCGGTTCGCCCAGGTCGAGCAGGTGCGGGCAGCCGAGAAGGCGGCCGCAGCGGCAAAGGCGGCCGAGGAGCAGCGCGCGAAGGATCAGGCGATGGCGCAGGCTGCTGCGGCAAGGGAGGCCGCCGAGGCTCGGCGCGCCGCTGAGGTCGCTGCAGCGCAGAGGTCGAAGGAGACGCAGGTCAAGATCCACAAGCAGCTGATGGCTGAGAAGGCGGCCGCCGATCAGAAGTACCAGCGCACGCAGCAGTACGCCGAAAGCACAAAGAGCGGGCCCATGTTCGGCAAGACCCTCGGCCCACTGCTGAAGGGATTCGTGGGGTTCAAGGCTGTCGATCTCGGGCTGGGGGCTCTGTCTGAAGGACTGGCGCAGCTTGCGTCCGGCGGCAAGATCGACGCGATGCAGATGTACGCCACGACCGTCACGGACTTCGTGAAGGGTCTGCCAGGCGGCGACAAGATCTACAGCATCGCCCAATCGGTGCGCAAGCTGTTCGGCGGCGGGCCAAGTGCCGAAGAGATTCAGAAGCAGACCGATGCGATGGTGTCCGCGAGCAACAAGCGCATCAGCGCCGTGGCTGCATTCGACGCGATTCAAGAGGGCGTGAGCGGAAAGCGCGCGCGCGTGGGCAAGTCTGACGACGAGATCGCACGCATGGATCGCGAGGAAATGCTTGCCAACGAGCGGAAGAAACTGATCGCCGGCGGACTGAACGACACGCAGGCCGACTCAAAGGTGGCCGGGCTTCGTCGTGCGATGCTGGAACTGCAGGACGCCGAGAGGTCTGCAGCCAACGCCCAGCAGGCCCGCCAACTTGACCCCGCCCTGTTTACCTCGATGCTGCAGGAGCAGCAGCAGGCTGCCGATCGACTGATCGGGACCGAGCGCGAGCTGTACTTCTCAAAGGTCAACCGGCTGGTGGTCGAGCGCAAGATCACCGAAGATCAGGAGAACCAACTCCGAGCGGCCTACGACAAGACCGCAGCGACACGGGCTGAACTGGAACAGCGCAAGAAGTCGGAAGAGAGCATGAGGCAGCAGGCGGAACTGGCGAAGCAGATGGAACAGCAGGCCACCGACCGGGCCGGGCGCATGATGAACTTCGGCAACGCCGAGAGCCTCAGCACAGCCATCGGTGGCGTGAAGGTGGCGGGCATGACCTCCTTCAGCCTGGAGCGAATGATGCCCACGCAGGACGCCATCCGGGCCGCCGTGCAGCAGATCGCAAAGAACACCGCACCCCTCGCGGCAGGAGCACCCTGATGCCCATCGTCATCTCGCAGCGTGCCGGCGGCACCACGATCCAGTTCGACCGCGGCAAGTGGAGCGGCTCTGCGTCCTATGTGATCACGGACAGCGCCGGCGCAAAACTGACCGCTGCGGGCATTCTTGCCGACGCGACGGTCGTCGCGAAGCTGTTCCCAACTGAGTACGGCGGCAGTGGCGGCGCTATCACCGACCAGGGCGGCTACTTCTCCGGGCGGGTCACTTCGCCGACGTTCGATCTGAAGATGGTGGATGACGGCGGCTTCGTCTGGGAAGCGACGGTGAACTTCGCAAGCCAGACCGGAGACAACGGTGGCGCAACGACCGACAACAAGGTCGAGCGCGAGGTGGGCTTCATTGCCATCGAGTATTCGCTGAGCGGCGAGCCTGTCGATATCTGGAGGGCGAACACGAACGTCCCACCCATCAGCGGCGGCACGATCGCCGACCCCGGAGACAACGACATCGGCGGCACCAAGGTCGATTCGGCTGGCGAGCCGATCAGCACCTTCGTGAACGTCGCGCGCGTGACCGTGCGCAACGTCATCTCCGGCCGGCCCGGCAGCTCTGGCAAGCCGATCATCCCGCTGGCGTACATCAACCGGCGCAACGACGCGAACTTCTCGATCGGCCCCTACTCCTTCCTGAAGGACACGCTGCTGTTCACGGGCTGCAACATCAGCCGGGTGGGTCCGAGCACCTACGAGATCGTGTATTCGTTCTCCTACGACTCGAAGTACCACCTGCGGCAGATCGCGAAGAAGAACGCCGACACCGGGCAGATCGAGTGCTCGAAGTCAACGGACACATGCACGAGCTCGTTCACCGCAGTCGGCACGGGTGAAACAGCGCGCGCGCGCTGCGTGTACTGGCGGCAGCCGTTCCCCGGTTCGGCTGACTTCACTGCTCTCGGGATGACGACATGATCCGAGTCGCAGGCAACTGGAAGCACTCGGTCGGGCCGTGGTCGCCCAGCATGATCAAGGTCATCGCCGATACGGTGAACTCGGCGAGCGAACGGCAGGACACCGCCGCGCCGGCGCAGCGATCTGCGCCGATGATCTTTCTCGCCCGCATCACGGGCTCGACCCCAGTGGCCGGCAAGACGGCCGTATACGGAGGAGACCCGTTGGCGCGTCCTGTCGCGTGGACCTACGACTGGGAAGAGGTGAGCCTCAACACGGGCGGCACCTACGAGACGGCGAAGGCTTACCGACGCACCAGCACGCTCGCAGGCACGAAGGGCAAGGCGTTCAACGGCTGCGAGGGCGTGCAGATGATCGGTGCCACCACCACGCTCGGGCCCGGCATCACGACCGCAAACATTCCGAGCGGCTTCACCTTCAAGCAGATCGCCACCAACACCGTGGTGCTCATGTACGCGCTCTCGCGCGACAACGGCGAGCCGCTCTTCTTCTTCAGCGTGCCGAACGCCGTGGACGGAACCTGCACCAGCAGCCTCGCTGGCGACGGTGGCGCAGGCGAAGAAGAAATTGGATTCCCATGATGAGCCCCACCCCTATCGGCCCCAGGCACCAGACCCACCCGCAGCTCGCGACGGCCATCAGCGTGATGCAGCTCTTCGTGCTGGTGGTGGGCGTCGCCGGCGTGTTCATCACCCTCGGCCGCAAGGACGCGATCCTCGACCGACAGGACCGCGACCTGACGGAGCTGCGCAGCATCGTGGGCGACCTGGTGAAGTCGCAGGTGCTGGGCGCCGCGAACGACCAGAAGCACGCAGAGGCGCTCCAGCAGGTCGCGAACCGCTTGGACCGTCTGGAGGGGCGGCGGTGATCAGGTCGCTGCTGTTCCTGCTCCTTGTCGCCCTAGCGGCCTGCAGCCCCAGCCGGCAGATCGCCGTCTCGGCAACCGACGCGCAGGCACGGGCGGGCACCATCGCCCGGCTCGCCACCCACATCGGCAGCGTGTCAACGCAGCCCGACGTGGTGGCCGACGCAGCGACCATCGTGATCGAGGCCCAGAAGATCGAGCACGCAGCTGCGTCGATCCACGAGGCGCTGCCAGGCGTTGAGGATCAGACCCCGTGGTGGGCCAGCCTGCTCGGCTGGGGCTTCGCTGCGGTGATCGTGGTGGCCGCCGCGGTGCTTCTGTGGCAGACCGGCATCGGGCAGGCGCTGCGGGCAGCCGTGGGGCTGATCCCGCGCGCCAAGCGCACCGAGGCGGCGCTGGCCGCCGCCACCCTTGACCCGGCCAAGACTGAGAACGTCCGCGAGTGGATCAGCGCCAAGCGCGCCGTTGACCCCCTCTTTGATTCCGCATTCCGCGCGCAGCAGGAGAAGCGCACATGATCATCCTCGCCACCATCGAGAGCCTCATCGGCTCAACCTGGGCCGCCATCGCCATGCTCGCCATCGGCTACATCGCCGGACACCTTGTCAGCGTGACCCGCATCGCCTCGTGGATTCCGGGCAAGAAGGACTAACCCGTGAGCATGATGCAGGCGGGCTGCTGCTGCAGTGGTGCATGCTCGTGCCCGAGCGGGACGACCCTGCCGTCCTCCGTTACTGTCACCGTGACCGTAACGGGCTGCCAGGGCACCACCGCTGTGCTGACTGCCGTGGCTGTTCTGAATGCGTCCGCCACATGCGAGGTCGGCGTGTGTCTGTGCCAGAAATACAGCTTCAGCGCTGGCACCACGACCGCCGGCGGCTGCAGCCCGAACGTCCTCTGTGACATGCCATACGACAGTTTTGACTCATGCTCAACCGGCTCGCCGGGTGACATTCTGATCGGCATCTCAAACATCGGCATCGGCACGAACGGCGTCGGGTTCAATTCCGAACCCTACACCCTGTGCGACCTGTGGAGCGCGCGGATTGTGTTTGCTGTCGGAGGCAACCCGTCGTACCCCGCTGAGCAGGGCGCAAGCAATGCGTGCAGCCCTTGTTCTTGGTGGATTCACGGCGCTCCGTGCATGCAAGGCTCGGTAAACATCGACACAACCTACTGCAAGGCGGCAGGCACCTCGCCGCTCGGCACCTACGAGGACTGCACCGGAATGCCGCACGAAGTCTGCGGCTCAGCTGCACCGGGCTGTGACGGCTGCTACTTGCCGAGTGTCGGCATGACCATCAACGACATCACCATCGCATGATCGACTGCGACCACTGGAGCGAGTGCAAGGTGCTGGGCGGCGGCTGCTGCGCCGCGAACCACTACGGCGGCCGGCCGAGCCTGGGCGTCTGTGGACAGTGCCCGCACCGCGTGGTGCGAGGCGAGCAGCCCATCGGCACCAGCACCACCTACGGCTTCATGGATCGCGCGAAGGCGTACCTGGCGGCCGAGGCGCGTCACGCTGCACAAGGCCCAGCAAGCGTCCAAGTGCAGGCCGAGCGTGCGGCTATTTGCCGAGCGTGCAACGGCCGCGCCGACGAGATGGAAGGCAAGGCAGACCCGGGCGGCGTGGGCTTCTGCACCAAGTGCGGATGCACCAGCAAGCGCGCCGCGCTGTCTGTGAAGCTGACGCTGGCCGGCGCGACCTGCCCGCTCGCGAAGTGGCAGCCAGTGACGGGCGAAGGCGGCAGCGTCGCCACTGCGATCGAAGCGATCGGTGGCGTGGCCGGGACGGTCGCGGACCAGGTGAAGCGGCTGCTGGGCTAGGTGTTAGCCAACAGACTTTGCCAAACTGCCAAAGAACAGCAGTAGCAGCCACAGGATCACCAACGCAACGCCAAGTCGCACGAGCGAGAACCTCGGCTTCTTCTTCGCTTCCAGACTGTTGCGATACTCGACCTCGGCCTTGATGCGGCGCTTCTCTGCTTCGCTCAGACCACCCGGTTCTTGAACTGTTGCCATGTGGGGCTCCTCGGAATTTGAATGTTCAAAATACTAATGCCTTATCTTCATTGAGAGAGCTTCGAGGCACGACCAAAGCACTCCGCCGCTAGTGTCAGTTTTTCCGCTCAAATACTGGTACACCGTGCTTTTTGAAACACTTCCGCCAGAAGAATCGTGAACCATCTTTGCCAGCCAATACTTACTGTTGCCGGACTTCTTCAGCGCCTGCAAAATCACAGACCTCATTTTCCCTGCTTCATTCATCGGTGATCACTTTCAGGCTCGCGTCAATTTCATCCCAGCGCGCAGTTCGCAGAGAACCGTCGCGACGCTCGAAGCACAAAAGCACGTTGCTCCACTTCTCCACACAACCATCAGCACGCTTCCACTCACGCTCGGGGGTAGATGGAAGAGCATGATCACTGATTCGCACGGTGCGCTTTCCATCCGTGTAATACGTCGATGCGCTAGTTTTCCTTGCGCGTCGAAAGCATCGAAACCCGCTGGCGCGTAAGCGCGCACAAACCTTTTTCCTGAGCGCGACGATCTGTTCATGAGTTGCATCTGAAAACTCACTCTTCTGGGTTTGCCTTGCTTGCAACTCCGCAATTCCATCAGCACTGTTTTTCCACTGCAGATACTTTTCCGAGATGAAAGCACGCTTCTCGCTTCCCCTCAATCCAAGCTGCTCTGCCTGAATCTTTGCGCGCTGGTA